GGGAGGAGCTTTACCAGACGTGCTTGCACGTCTGTTCCGAGGGCTCCCCCTTGTATGCCCTCGGGCCCCCAGAGCAGGGGGCTTTGTTTTTTCGGCGTTGTTGCTCATCATTGGGAGCCGGCTCCTCGAAAGGCTCTTTTTGATGAGGATCACAGCAACTCCCGCCTGGTCGCTGTCGTACGCATTTTATTTTCTCGACACGCACCAATTCAGGGTTCGCACATTCTTTGTGAGGTATTCTTCGTGTCAAGGGGTGCGGTAAACCCGTGGCCTGCGATGCAAGAACCAAGGGCGAACTTCTGGATGGCTGGCAACCATACGCTCAATGGGATCTGTTGGGTCGCTTTCAGTTCCTATTGGGGGCAGATTTTGCTGTTAGCTGGAGCAAAGGGTCGCTTTCGGGTGATCCATGCCAGGTGGGTGGCCTTGACTTTGGGCCCATTTGGGAACCAGCCGGGATTCCACACGCCTCCTCTTGACGAGACCGGGTATAATGGGGCGAGCCCACGATGGAATTCTCGATACAAGGGTATTTTGTGTTTCCTGGTCACTTCGGTGCTGAGGGCCAACCGCCACTATGTCGCGGAACCGTCCAACAAACAGTGACTCACCACCACCAAGTGTCGCTCACACCCTTGGGCGGCCAGGCTCAGGGAATTTGGGCCCCCTGAGCGGCGATGACGAACGCCCTTTTGAGTGTTTTGAGTGTCTCGAGTGCCAACGTGTCGCACACGTTGTGCATCCGAATTTTGATTGTTGTTTTTATGAGTGTGCGTTTTGTGAGTGTGCATTTGAGTGTCGACTCCCACCTGTGTCGTTCGATGTTGTTCGTTCTGTGCGTGTATGCCGTGATGTAAGCATGTCGCATGTCAGTGCTTTGTACTTGTCCGGGATGCGTCTTACTCCTTTCGAACAAGAATCCGGAAGCGGGGGCCGGGTTCGATCTTTAACAGAACTACCGTACGAGCTATGGTTGCTCATTGATGACTTTTTGGCCCCCGATTGCGTTGATCTTGATGTGAGCATGAGCTCGGTTCTCCTTGTTTTGCTCACAATTTACGCCCAAGTGAGGAGAAAAGACCCGAATCCGCTCACAATCGACTGTCAGCATGAGCCGATTGTAGACGATCTTGATCTCGTGTTCGCCCTCGGGTCACCTTTGCGTCATGTGAATTCCGTTGGCCGACAGATAGCGGGGTTGCGGTCCAAAATTGTCACACGGCGTTATGTGCTGTGGCCGACTGACGGGACAAATATCAATGCTAATGTGTCAGACGGCGTGAGGGTGGTCTGCGAGCAAACGCCGGTGTCTTCTTGGCGGTCATACAGGATCTTGCATGGAGCTTTTCTCAACGTCGAGCCCGGTGACGACGATTGGACGACAGAAACGACTCAATCAGGAAGTCAGCGTCTCCCAATCTTCCGTGGGCTTTTGGGTCAAGCCTTCGACCATTTCTATGTTCCGACAGCCGGTCTTCTTGACTTCCAGCGTATACAGGAGAAGTGGGGGCTCTCCGATATCTACCTCTTTCCAGGTGGCGGGTGGACATCGCCCCATTTTTACTGCTTGCGCTGCCATTTTGAGAGGTATTGCTCCTGTGTTCATTCGGACAATTACGAGCCTATCGATGAACTTTTTGACGACCCCGACAGCTTTGATTGGGAGGCTTTCCGCTTGGAGCGTGAGGAGGAAGAACTGATTCACATTGAGGCCCAGAGGCGTGTTGCCAACAATGCCACTTTGGATGTTGACCACAATTACCTCCATGGATCCAGGATCGGGGAAGCGGCCAATCCTGGACCCGAGCCACAACAAGTCAAGCGCGTCTGGAAGAAAGTGCAAGGACATGACGACACAGCCAGCCCTGACCCTCCACAGAGCCCCGAGCAAGCCCACGTGCAACCCATTATTCACGCCCCCAGGGCTACCCCGATTGAAACTATCCGTGAGGAAGCGCTTGAATGGGCCTGGCTTAGCCGCGAGAGCAATAGGTTCGGCAATTGTTGTTTGCGCACCTATGCTGGCTATGTTGAGCATCGTCGCTATTGGTGGACTAAATTGAACCTGAGTGGCCGTAAGTTGAAGTTTATGACGAGGGGGGAATATGATTCGCACTTCAGCCTGGTTGCATCGTTCATGTTTGAGGAGAAACGAGCCCGAGACCACTTGATCAACGACTCCATCATTCGGCGAGACCTGAACTATGACCGTGTCCGCTTTACTGATGGTAGGCGCCGAATTCTCAAAGCTTTGGCCGATGAAGCTGAGCGATTGAGACTCGTCGCACTCCACGATGCACAGCTCGCCGAGCAGGTTAAAGCGGAACAAGCACTTCGCCAGCGTGAACTTGACTGGCGCGCCCAGCAACAGGCTAAATTCGATCTTGCTGTCGACAAGCTCAACATGCGTGATAAGGAAGCCCGCCGCCGTTTGGCTCAGGCCTGTTTGGTGGACCCAAACAGGATTGAGGCCTTTTTCTTCCTTGAGACACAACTTCGTCGGCTCTGGGAACACACGGCTTACAAGGCTCTTCATCAAATCTTCAAGCGGGGGGTTGACGACAGGTTTATGCTCTTGCATGACGTTGAGGCCATCGACAGAGATCAGATTGAGAAGACGTACATGAGAGGGTTGGTTGACCGCTTAGTTGTCGTTCGAGAAGCGGTCTCGGTGCGTCTTTGCGAGCTACAGGGTGTTGAGACGGTCAAGCGTCACAAGATCCAACGGGAGTTCGACACAGATCGATTTTTGTTTCGTGGGGCCTATGGTTTTTATCTTGACGCCTGCGCGGCTTCCCGGCCCTACAACTTCCCATTCCGATGGATTTGCTCTGCCACCGCACGGCTCGCGGACCTTCATGTTGCCATCTTGGCATGCGACTGCGCTTATCGGGCTTCGTCAGTCTGCGCCGATCATCACGTTTGTCGTGTTTCACAGCGCGCCCAGCCTGCTCTCAGAGTCGATAACCCCTTAAGCCCAACATTGCAACACGGCCCGGAGGCGGTGCTGGACGTGACCGCTGATCCCGCGTCAGCCCAATCGCGTTCCAGTGCGTCTCAAGAGAGCAGCTCTGAGAGCGAGGATCTGAGTGACTACGAGCGAATTGAAGGGCGCTGCAAATCGCTTTCGATGTTGACTGGGTTGGTCAGGACACTCCATAGAGAGGAAACAGCCCTCTGGTGGTACCGCGTCATGACGAGGCGGGGGCTCGTTACTGCTTACTCAAGCGTCCCACTTCAATTGAATGACACCGTCATGGTTACCCCGACACGGATCAAGAATGAGTATGCAGTAGCCTACCGACGCCTCTCAGAGGGAGCCAAACGGCGGATTGATGCGACCGTGTTTCCTTTCATCACGGACTACCCCGGGGACTTTCGTAGAGTTATAAGTCGCCCCTCGGGTTTGTCCAGTGTGCGAGCCATGATGCACCACTACATTCGAAACGTTGAACCCGAAGCCACGATAGAGGGCTTGCGCCGCTGCAATGATAACTGTCACAAGGAGATGAGGCTCCTCGAGCGCAAGGGCAGGGTGCCTTTACATTTGATGGTCGTCCCAGACGATGCCTTGCGGCGGGTTCCCAGCGCTTACAAAGTTTTCTCCCTGTATTGTGGTGTGGCGAATCTGACCGAACGTGGCGTGCTGGACCAGCTTGACCGACTGCAGACCGATCTGCACTGGAATATGTCCCCGCCTGCCCCATCGTCCAGTGTTACCTCACCTTCTCCGTTGACGTCTTCCGATGTGATGGCCCAACCTGATGCTGAAGTTGCGCCGTCTCTTTCGGGTGCTGCTGGATCCAGACGAGATGCAACCGACGCGCCTTCCGACACCATTGTGCCGACATTCAATTATTTCTCAATTTTGGAGAAGGTCAGCCGCAGGTGCAGCAATCGCACGTCACGAGTGAAGCCCAGGGTCAAATCGATCCCACAACTCCCGTCCTTTTCTCGAGTTGAAGCCGTGCTGAATGACACCTTACCGATCGATGAAGGTGTGCCAGACCTCAACACAAGGCTACGTTTCGAGATTGAGCAGATAGTCGGCGGCGCTTCTCTGGACCATGCCCAGGAGGCCTTTGTCGTCTGGATGGAGAGTCTCAGTGCTGATTTCGAGCGGCTCCAGTGCCTGAAGTTCGAGTGCTTGGCCCAAGCCCATCTGGCGAGCCTCGGGATGTTTGTGGACTCTCACTTGCGTGCACAATGCGTCTATGTCACAAACAAGGGGCTCGGTCGACACTTGAGCGTGCCTGAGGGGGGGCTTGTCCTAACCGGGCCCGAGTCGCTGTTGGTTGGTGAGACCACCGAGGTTGATATCGATAGGTTCACGATTCGAACCTTCGGTTTTCTTTCCCGAGCCGTGACCTCGACCATCACACGCGCTATCCGGGAGATGTGCGGTCGATGCGGTTACTGCTTGCCCCCTGGTGTCTCTGCGGTCTTGGGCAAACGCCATTGGTCTCATGAAGATGAAGTGTCATCCCTCAACTCCATTGCCGAGTTGATGCTTCAGAGCTTGCGCGAGATTTTGGACGATCTCCAGGTGAAGGCCAATCTTGCGGTCGATTTGCGGCCCCTGCTCCACGAAGCGGTGGGCATCATCCATGGATGTACGACCGCCATTAGCGACGATGCCCAGCACGACCCAGTCCCCTTGACCATCGAGATGACCCGGCTGGCCGTTGCAGGCGAGCTCATTCGGAATCTACAAGCCGACCTCATCAGTCGACCGATCTCATGGTTCTTGGAGTCTTACCGGTATTTTGGCGATGATCGTGTTGGAATGTTTGCAGCAATGGCTAGGCCGCACCTTGAAGCTCCAACCCCAAATCGGCCGCAAATTGCGCCTCCGGGGTACAACGTTGCGCCGCCGGCTGCATTCCAGGCCACCAACTCAACGTTCGCCGTGCCTCTGGGCTACACTTTGCATCATGATCGGTCCGGTCGATGTTCTCGCTTCGTCCTTGACCTGTTTAGCGATTACGTCAAGACCCCAGACTCTGACCATGATGACAAAGAAGTCGACCCATGGGAATATTGGTATTTTTATGGGCTGTCTTCAACTTCAGTGGAGATGACGCTCCGACAGTGCTACATGAGGACACATAAGACCTTTCGAGGGGTGATACATGTTAGCACTACCGGCACAACCCTTTGGCCCATCCTGACTGGCGTCGACGAACATGCGCAAAGGCTTGAGGCGGTGGACGCTTTTCTGTATTTCGACTCCACCAACGCCGCCTCCGGCCAGGGTCACGTCGGCATCGTTCTGCCCAGCGATTGGCGCCCAAGTCATCACTTCCATAGCTGGACGCGGGGGCCCTGGGATAAGCTGTTGCTTTACTTCAAAAAGATGGGCCTTTTTTCGTCCAGCATCTTGGGCGGGCGTCCCACTGTTTCGCTCCGTCGATATGATCCTGCATTCCTTGTGGGGCAGGCCCGAGAACCTTTCCCGCCGACTTTTGCGCTCTTTTTGAAGGCGACACCGCCCGGGCAACTCAAACGGCTCTTCAATCAGGTCGCATTTCGACTGACGATGCATCGGACCGACTACTCATTGCATCGCCAGGCCTGTTTTGCTCATTTTTGTCCGGAAGCGGAGGACGTCTCCAACTTCCCGCAAAGGAGTAAGGACGACCCGAGGCTGCCCAATCCCTTTCCGTCTGACCGTCTGGGCCGCTGTGTTTGTTTTGGGGCTATGTCGGACAACGTCATTGAGGTCGACACCCGAGGCGCCCAGGTCAAGGTTCCATTCTTGCAGTCCCTCACAGTCGGGTTTCACGGGGCTTCGCTTCCCTCTTCTTCTGCTGCCCCTCGCCAGACGCATCTCTATCCGCCAGTCACGCGCCTTATGAATGCGCACTCAGCGACTGCTTCCTCGGCTATGCTGTCCGCAATGACAGCCGAACGCGTGCGACAGTCTTATGAGGCGGAGGCGGACTTTGCCGTCACCCAGCTGTATCGCGGCCATGTTGCAGACGCGTGTTACTATTTCGTGCTTGGTGGCGAGATTACGTTTGGCGCATGGCTATGGCGCTCGATGCACAACGCCGGTGTTTGTTCTTGCGGGAATCAGATAGCCGTGCAAGGTACTTGTCGACTTTGTCAGAACCGGCGTTATTGCCCTTCCTGCGGCCACGTTCGGACGTTCAATGCCGCATGCCCGGGTTGTCCAAGGCGACTGAAGGATGGTTCAATGCGCGCACCAGACCAACGGGTTCTACTTTTAACTGAGACTTTCCTCGACGCGTTGCCCGTTCTTCCTCTCGTTGAAAGCTTCCCGCGTCGGTTCCCCGTCCATGCCGTCGAAATGCCGAGCTTCCGTATACCGACAATCACCGGCTTGGGGGCCAAGAAGCTGCCCATTGCGCCCGGATTCAAGCAACATTGGCGTGTTCGCGGCAATGTCTACAAGCCGCTCATGGGTGCAGAATTTGTCGGCTGGGGTTTGCCTTACTCATTGCCCCTGGTGTTCAACAGATCTGACATTGGGCATCTCCGGACGATAAATTCACGAGTCAATGTGCCGCTGCTGCCTAGTGTCGCCCCATGGGCGATGCGCAAGATGCCCCAGATCGCCAAGGCTCTCGGGACCATCATCATGGCTGACGCTACAACCGATACTCTTCGTCTCAATCGCGAGCGAATTTTCGTGCCAGAGCCGGGGTCTCCTGCCTTTGAGAATTTGTTGTATGAGGCGACTGACGAGTTGGAACCAGCCAAGCGGGATGCCTACCGGAACTTGTACGCCCAGCTCAAGAAGGAGGGCGGTTTTGGTCTCGTTCCCAAGGACTTCAATGCTGATTGTTTTCTGAAATATGAGATAAAATCGGGTTTCTCAGAAACCCAGGACTTGTGTGGCCTTGGAGTCTTAGAGAACGTGTACTTGAATGGCCAGTCCCTTGAGGAGGGAGGAAGGTACATCGAGACCCTGACAACCGCTCGCTGCATTTGCAACTTTGCGAGCATGAAACTCTCGATGTTGGAGATGGTCGTTGTTCATTTACTCACGAAGCGTGTCAGGTCCATGCTTGGGCCTGATTCGCCTGTCCACCCTCTCCGAAGATTCCTTTACCCCTCAGGGATGGGGCCAATCGACGCGGGTATTGCGATCGAACGTTGGGCGAAAGAGAACGGCTTTGTCTTTTTCAAGGACGCCGACGCTAAAAAATTTGACTCACGACAGCGCGGCGATATCCATACCATCCCCACGGTCATCAAACAGATGATTGCGCCTGAGACGTACAGTCAAGAATGGTTCAGACCCATTCTAGCACGTTTCGCCGATCCTCGTGTCCAGATGCGTTACTCGTTCAAGGCGCAGTCAGAAGGAGGCGCCAAGCCTGTGAAGGTGTTGACAGTTAGCGGCCCAATGTCCATCGAATCCGGTCGCCCTGATACATCCTTGGGAGGAACGCTCATGAATCTGACTGCCCTTGTTTTCGGCGTCTTGTGCAACTTTTTGACACCACAAGTCTTGGCAGGCACCCGTGTCACAGCCAAATTGGTTCTCACGGCCCTACAACGCAGCAATTTTGGCGCCGTCGTTATGGGTGACGACCAGCTCCGAGCGGCCAGTGATGAACACGTTCTTGACGACATCAATGCCTATGGAGGCTTGATCAACCAAGCCTACTCTAATGGTCGCACCGTTACTTTCGATCGAATCTGCCAGTGCACCATTTTGGGCTCTCGCCTCATCCGTTACGAGTTGGACGGGCGTGTCGTTTCTGTCCTTGATTTGGATCTTGCCCGCGAGATGGACAAGCTTGGCTGGTGTCTCAAACCTGACTTACATCCCCATGTTTGGGCCTGGATTGTTGCTTCCTCCAGGTTGCACTGTTTTCCTGATAAGCCTCTGTTGTCGAGTCTTTATCGCAAGACCGTTGAATTCGTTGAGGAGCGTTTTCCAGCAGAATTGCATCAGTTTGCGACGATACGCATGAAGTTACCGGATCATCATGCGTGGCACGAGGTTTGGGCACGAGACCCCAAGCTTCGTAAGCGGATTTCTTTGATGATTGATCCTGATGTCGCACACAAACCCTGGAAACGCATGTTCCAACCTTTGAAAGCTTGCCCAGAAACACTCCATGACTTTGCTTCGGCCTATTTCGATGGAGACATTGCCAAATTGAGCAAGCTTGACTCCGACCTGCTGGAGATTTGTCAGCTACCGATCGAACTGCCCGCCTTCATTACGCATCCTCTTATGGAGGAAGCGTATGCAAGGGCTACGGGCCGGTTTTGATCCCACTTGTTCCGGAATTTTCTTCTCCCCCAAGTCCCTGGAACTGAAGATCGGGGCGTTGCCCCGTGCTCTTGTCAGAGGGTGGCCCCTGGGGACGCAAAGATAGGGGCCGAAATTCCGGAAGTGCCGGCTGGTCACCGTTAGATGACCTATAGTCCTCACCTCCCCTGAATTTTCATGCAGAATGCCTACCCGCAAATTGTCCGCACGCGCTCGGCCTCGAAAAGCAAAGGTCACTCCACCACCGAAGCGAGGCTCAGCAAAGAAAATGTCCAAGAAAACCAAGGCGCAGTCCCGACCCAACCGCAGGAACGCGAGGACGACCAGGAAAGCTCCTCGGAATACAGTAAGGTCCTTGATGTCAAACCTTGCCAGGATGTCGATTGTGAAACGAACAAATGCCCATGCACTCGCAAGGAATTTGATTCATCCACAATCAGCTTCACGATTGGTTTTGCCGTTGAACGCTGCCAAAGCACAGAGCCGGTTCTTCGCGTCAAAGCAATCACTTTCTGTGACGCTTGACGTGTCGGTCCTTCTCGCTACCTTTCTCGCACATGTCGAAAGTGCGCCACACTTTCTGCATAACGGCGTTTCAACCAGTTTGTGGGACCTATCCGTTTACCAGATCGTCCATTACAATGATCCTTATGTCCTTGCTATGCTGCCGATGGCTCCGAAGACACCGCTACCGCCTTCCTTAGTCCGGACGTGGACCTTCACGCCAGCTCCCCTCCCACAGATGAAGATTTTGTCTTCAGCCTATGGGGAGAGCACTACCTCCGTCCATGTTTATCCGGGTGAGGGCGTTTGCACCACTCTTCAGTACACACACCCCGACTTCACGGTCCGCCCCTCAAGTTGTCGACGGGCAGAAATGGAGCTAGACCGGCAATATTTTTGGGTTGATGGCGGCGACGTCCTCACTTACTTGACGTTCGAGGTCAACCTTTTTCGTCCAACTGGGTCGGGCGTGCCGAGCTTGCTTGGTTCCCTTTCCCTGTTCAGGTCGACGAAGATCAACGATGACAGCATCGCGGCATTCGACTTTTCAATCACTTTGCCTGGAATTAGTGGTACCACGACACACACAGTGAGCCCAGGATCTTCCAATGGCCTTTCTTGTGGCTGGTACCGCCTTGAGCTATCTCTAGGGCTTGACGACCCAGATCATACCATCACTAGTGAAGTCAGAGTCGATTGCACGAATTTCACTGTCATAACGCAAGAAGCCAACAACGTCTACACCGCCTTCATTATCAATCCATCATTCAAGCCTTTAAGCCAAACCATGCAGCGTTACTACCCAACCGGTAACTCAATGTTGGTCTCTTTTCGATCACCGGTACTTCAACAAGAGGGTTCAATACTGGCTTACAGACTTGACGACAATTTCGATGACATTTTCTCTTGCCTGCCCAATGGCACCGCCGCCATAAATTCCGTCCCAGTTACTCCTTCCAATCTTTACAATGGGAGTCAAGGAGGCAAATTTTCTTCCGGGCTTTATTCATGGCAATGTCCTACCGTGCCACCATTGCGACTTCTCCCATCAGGTCTTGAGGCATTTCCGACAGATTCTCGTGGTGCAGCCTCATTCCTGGTTGCCCATCATGGGGGATTCAATGGCACGAAAGTCGCGTTGATCATGCCTTCTTTGTCCGCAGCGGCGCCCATTCGGATAGCGTTTGACGTCTTCACCCTTTGTCAACCAAGAGAGCAAACGATCACGGGTCTTCCGGTATCGTTCGTTTGCTCTGATGATTTCCAAATGTTGATGGTTGAACTTGCGAACGTGCCAGGTTTCACTGAAAATGCCTGGCATGATTTCTTCGCCAATGTCGCTCGCAAGATAGGGACGTGGTCGTCAAACGTGGCCGCCATCGCTGGAAAGGTTGCGCCTGTCGCTGGTGAGGTTGCGAACCTGATTGATTTTGCCAGCGGGCTAGCCTGGTAGGCTAAACGACCTAGGGGAGGTCGAACTTTATGCACCGTCTCAGCTCGGACCGTGACTAGGTCCCGTAGAGTTGCGCCTACGTGGACGGTGCAGTGGATTCAAACGAGCAGCACCACCGCGCTCCACCCCGTCTCAGACTAGGGTGGGCCCTCGGGGACGTGGCCCTAACAATCTTCATTCG